ATATATTAAGAATTGAACGTCAACTCATAAACCGTTCAAAAAACAAAAGTTTTATCATTTAAATTTCTGCTCACAAAACATCCCCCGCCACCCAAGAGCCGATGCTCCGGGCGGCGGGGGATTTTTCAGCCGATCTTGTCGTACAGTGAGGTGGGCAGCCCGGCGTCGATCAGGGCGGCCTTTTTCTCCGCCGACTTCTTCAGCCCGGCGGTCGCGGCCTTGTACGCGATGTAATCCGAGATCGGAACACCGGCCTTGTCTGCCTTTTCCGACCACTCCGGGTAGCTGACCAGCCAGAGGAGTTCCTGCTGGTCTTTTGTCAGCCCGCTTTCCCGGATGGACTTGGCGGTTTCGGCTATGGTCAGGCCGCCCTCACCGTCGGAATTGTAGGAACTCTTCCCGGAAGCGTACTCCAGATAGGTTTCCGGATCCATCCCCTGCCGGTATGCCTCGCGCACCTTGTCTTTGTTGAGTTCTCCCCGGTACTGTTCATAAAGCAGCAGGTACTCCGCCTCGGACAGGCCAAGCTCCTTCTTTGCGGCCTGTGCCAGCGCCACATACGCCTCGCTCTCGTGCTTCCCGTCCGTGACCTCCTCCGCCGCCACATGCCCAGCGTAGGCGTAGGCCAGTTTGAGCGCCTCGGCCTTCTGCTCATCGGTCATGCTCCGGTATTCGTCGCTGTTTATCATGTCCATGGCCAGGTCGTATGAGGTCTGCCCCTTCACGGTGGCGTAGGAAACGTATTCCTCGGCGTTCAGATAACGCTTCTGATTCTCCGCATCCTTGGGATTCTCCTTGTAGGTAACCTCGACGCTCTGTGGGGTACGCTTGGGCACGACGCCGCTCTGCCCGGCGCGCAGCAGCCGCTGGATCTCCTTGTCCGCTTCCGTGGCGTTCTTCTGGGAGGAATACCAGGGGGCAAGGAAGTTTTCCACAGCCCGCGGCAGAAGCGTCCCGTTGCTCTCCGTGCGTCCCCAGCCGTCTATGTACGGGATCTGTTGGAAGTCGAAGCCCGGCAGTTTGGCCGATAGCTTCCCAAGCCGCTGCTGCACGTCGGTTGGCATAGCCGCCGTCTTGTCCCGGAATGTGGTCATGCGAAGATCCTCGGAGGTACGCTCAATCTGTCCCCCCAGCGTAGAAGTAAGGCCCTGCGTCAGATAGCTGACCAGCGAATTGAGCATCAGATCCGTCAGCGGATCGTCCGAATAGGAGATGCTCTCCAGCTGGCTGTTGATCCCCTGCATCATGGACATTTCCAACATGGGGTTTGTGATGGATTTGGCAGCTTCAAGGACGGCCCAGATATCATAACCGCGCTCTCCGGCCAGCTTTGCAAACTCCACACCCATGAACATGGGTCCGGCGGCAGGAGACAGCCACTCCAGAGTGCTGGAGTTACCTTCCGCATCCACATAGGCGTAGTTTTGCCCGCCGGTCAACAGGTTCAGCTCTTCCTGCTCGTCATCGTCGTCCGGGCCGCCCACAAGCCGTCCTGCGTTATACAGGGCGGCGCCGAGGGCAAACAGGCCCGTTCCGGTCAGGCTCTTTGCCAGGCTGTCCACTATGTCGGCCCCCGTCACGCTCTTGCTGCCCAGCGCCAGCCGCCCGCCGTTGACCAGAGTGTTGATCAGACCGAGAGGGCTGTACTCCTCCATGCGCACCACAACGTTTGCGGGCGTTTTCAGAAAGGGTGCCGTGCCTTGCGCGGATGCATTTCCAATGGCCTCCGCTGCGTTCTTCGGATTCCGGAATACCCCGCCCATCTTTGCAATTGCACCGGAGACGGCGTTGTTGTCCCGGAAGGTTGCCTGCTGGGCCTCGCGGATCGCGTATGCCCTCGCATCATCCAGCAGCCCGGCGTCCACGGCCCCCCGCTCCATCTGGTCTGCAATCACGCCGTGAGCGGCCAGATACTGGCCCATGGCGTCGGCGTAGTTGATCCGGGAGAACAGGAGGTCCCCATACTCCATGGCAGCATTGGTTGCCTTTCTGTAACCCTCCAGTCCTGTCCACAGCACGTCGGTCGCCTTCCGGGCCGCCTTGGCTGCCCGGCTGCTCGTTGGAAGGGTCCCCCAATCGCCGTTGTTCTTGAAAATGGTGCGCTTTTCGTCGATCTCTTTTGGGAACCTTCCGTTCCTGGAGCTGTACTTCTGCTCTCCAAGGGCAGCGCTCCGAACCTCTTTGTAGTCGTTCCAGGCGGCCTTGAAGAGCGCCGGGTCGTAGACGAACGCCTTCATCTTCTGGTACTTGCCCTTCGAAGCTCCAGACACCACAAACTCAATTCCCGCCGCAACCCGATCCTTGACGGTGCGCAGACCGAGCATTGTGGCGTTTCCCGTTAAGTTCTTCGCCTGTGTCTTTAAGTTGCCCAACATGCGGAGATAGCGCAGGGCGTTGAACTTGTCCATCGGAGTTGACGGGATCTGGTCGGCAATGTTCTTCCGGATGGCATCCAGCGCCGCGTCCCGCCCGGCCTGATCCTGCGCCTGCAGGAACTGATCCACAAGCGCCTCGTCGATGTTCAGGTCCGGGGCCTTGTCCCCATAGCGCTCCGCCAGCTCCCCGCGCAGGTTCTCCACGCTGCGCTGGATGCCATAAAGCTGGCCCTCCGGGGAAAGCTTTTTCAGCATTCTCTGCGCCTGCATGGCCTGCGCAGACTGCGTCGAAAGGGTTGCGTAGTCGGTCAGGATGTCGATCACCGCCCGGCTGTCCCCAGCGTTCATTGCGTTGTTCAGCAGCAGCTGGCCAAGGGCCATCGTGTGCTTTCCTGCCTTCCCGCCCGCCGCCTGCTGGTGGAAGGACTCCCGCGCAGCGTCCCATCCCTTGCTCTCTACGGTCTGGCGCGCCCGTTTTTGGGCCGCCTCATCCGTGATGCGGTCAAACGAAAACTCGCCGTTGGCGATGGCCTGTTCAATGACCTCCACCGCGCTGTCCGGCGTCGCCCCGGCCTCCAGGACGGTGGCTGCGGACTTGGGGATGCTCCGCCCCTGGAAGTCCTCCACCGGAACGTCCACCGGGCGGGCCGCCTTCTCGCCCTCCGGGTGGAAGCGCTCCGACTGGTTCTGCAAACGGTTGTAATCCCCGGCAAATCCCGCATTCGCGGCCCCTACGCCGTCATCAAAGGCTTGCCCACCGGAATTTTGGGCATACTGGGTATTGCCCTTTGCGGATGTATCTGCTATAATGGGGGCAGAAGAAGTTGGGCTTGCTTGGTATGTTCCGGTGTCATTGATGCCGTTGCTGCCGTCGGTAAGCCCGGCTTCGGGAGACCCGGTCCTAGCGGGCGGCGGATTTATTCCGTTGACACCGTGGGTGGACGGGTCTCCTTCTTTTTGTATCTCGGTAATGTCATGGAACACGCGCCCTCGGTCGGTGACCTTTGTCTTTACCACCCCGGAGTATTTGCCTGTTTCCGTCTGGAACATTACATAGAAATTGTCCCACCCTCCGGTCGCCTCCGGATGGTGACCGTCATCAACGGTATTCAGCAGGAATACTGCAGGTTCAAGCGTACTGTTCAAATTGGCCCCGGCTGTCATTTTTGCAGTCTTTAGCTCACCAGAAAACCGCTGTGCCGGGAATGTGAACTCACGAATCCCACCGCGGTCTATGTAGACTTTATGGTCCCGGCCTACGCTCAAAACCTTCCCTCGGAACAATCGGTTCATATACTTCCGTATTGCAGACGGGATCTTGCTTTCCGTAACCTGACTGCCGTCCTCATCAACCAGCGCTTCTGCTGGCATGGAAATATGCGGCACCTGATATTCTGCGCTCGGCATACTGCCAACTGTTTCACGAATCGTCGGCCTTGCCCCTGGGTTGATTTTCCCCGTCTCCCCCGTGGATGCGGTTTTATTTTGCCCTGCCGCCTCCACAGCGCCCGCAGGAGCGGCGTTCATTGTCTGGATGGGATCGGTGTTGACCGGCTGTGTTTGCACCGCCTGTGCGCTCTCAAAGGGCGAGCCGGGGAGGCCCTGCACCGTGCGCTCCACCATGGGCAGGGTGCTGACCGGCTGACGCAGTCGGTTGGCAGCCGTGCCGAAGCCGCCGAACACAAGGCCGGAAAAGGCACCGCCCCCCGCCGAGCTGGCCAGCTCAGACAGGGAGAACTCCGCTTCCGGGTCGCGGGCTGCCTTGTCCGCGATGTAGTTCATCACATAGGACAGGCTCTCCTCCCCGGCCTCCACGCCCGCCTGCTTCAGAAGGTTTTTCAGCGCGCTCTTCCCGCCGGTCTTGATGAGATCCATCAGGTTGTCCAGCGGGATCTTTTCCGTCGCCGCCTCGATGCCGCCTGCCGCCAATCCGCGCACCAGCGCCTCGCCCGGCGCGACGCCGCGCTGGTTCAGCTCAAACGTCTTGTCCGCCGCGGCGATTGTGCCCATGGCCGCCAGCGGAAGGGCGGGGTTGATCAGGCCAAGCGGAAGCAGCGCCGCGTTCTGTCCAATGCTGAGACCCTGCTCGGCCAGCCACCGGGGCGCGCCCTCCATGCCCTGCAGGGCGTCCTCCTTCGTCTGCAGGGCGTGCAGCATCATCTGCGAACCGGTCGAATCCTGAGAGACCGGCGTATCCACCTTCGTCTCCTCCAGCATGGCCCTCAGCCTGTCCCGCTCCTCAACGAGGGCGGGATACGCCGGGTTGTACTGGTTGACCGTGTACTTCAGCTGGTTTTCCACCTGCGCCAGACGGCGACTGGCCGCCTGACGCTCCGGGTTGCCTGCTTCCTCCTCATTGTTCGCCAGATACTGCTTCGCCGTGTCCAGCATCACCACGGGCGCGGCGGCGAAGGTCTGCCCGAAGCTGGCCGCCCCATTGTTCAAACGGGCAAACGGGGTGGTCGGCTCTTCCTGCATCGCCCGCTCTCCCATGGCTGCCCAGTCCCGCTCCGTCTCAGGGTCATAGGGGGCCATGCGGCTGCGCCGGTTCAGGTTGTACTGCGCCGCGTCCAGCCGCCGCTGTGCCTTCGCATCGGCCAGCTTTCTTGCCTCCAGATTGCCGCTCGCGTCCAGCATCGTTCCCTGCGCGTAGGAATCCTCCCGCGCCGCCTTTTTCTCCGCGGCGGTCGGGAGCAGGACGATGCTCTTCTGCGCCGCGGCGTCCTCCCGCGCCGCCCTGCGGTCGGCCACGGTGGGCAGGGTCTGGATCACTGGGAGGGTGGTCACGGTACGCGCGCTCTGTGCGGCAGGAGCGAGCGGAGCCACCGGGTTCACCCCGGAGGAGAGCAGCGTTTTGGCCGCGTCTGCCGTCGGGGTAGACCGCGTGGCTTCCGCCTTTCCGGATGTTTTGGCTCCACGGTCAAACTGTTTGAGGCGCTTTTTCAGATTATCGTCCTGTTTGTCCAGTTTCGTCCAATCAATGGCCATAGCGTCTCCTTTTTAAACAGCGTATCCATACTGCCGCAACAGTTTCCTGGCATCATCTTCCGTAATGCTCCCAGCATTTAACGCCGACTGAATCAGGGCTTTTGCTTTGGATGGGACGGAAGACGCATTCGAGCTGTCCTCCAGCCGGGACAGGTTTGCCACCAGATTGTAATAACCGGACGAGCTGCCCGTCTCCTGCGCATCCGGCTGTCCCTTGTCCGGGTCGTACCCGTATGTGACGGTCAAATACGCGTCGTTGTATCCAGCCTTGTGGAACGTGTCCACAACCTCGTCGGTGAACTGCTTCGCCTCCGCCATGGCCTTTGCCGTGGTGAGCGTCATGGACGTACCGCTGCCTCCGCCGCCCCCTCTGGAAGACTTGCCTGTGCTCTTCTGGTACAGCGCCGCCGTCCCATTCGTCCAGGGAGTGCCCATGTAATATTCGTAGGCCTGCATCACGTTGGGCGTGATGTTCCCCGCCTCGATGGCGCTGACCATCTGGCTGTAGGAGAGTACCGGCTCGCTTGCCGTCCGGCTCTGCTGATAATAGGCCGTCATGGCCGCGATCTGGTCGTCCGAATAGCCAAGGGCCTTGTAGCCGGAAAAATCCCCGATCTGCGCCAGCGTCGCGGCGGTCTGGAGCGCCTGCTCCTGCGCATACTGGTTCTGGCTGGCGTCAAAGCTCTGCTGCCACTGGTTCTGGCGGATGGCCATCTGCTGCCGGGCCAGGTCCTGCTCCGCCTGCCACACGATCATTTCCCGGTAGGCCTCGTCCACCCGCACCTTCTCCTGGTAGAGCTGCTGCACCAGCTGGTAGTTCCCCTCGGCCTGGGCCTGGGCGATGGCGTTGTTGTAGTCGATCTCCGCCTGGCTGCGCTGCAGCTCCAGATCGGCCATGCTGTTGGCCTCGGCGGTGTTGATGCCGGACAGGTCGTTCTGCAGGGCGTTTCCGAAGGCAAGCTGCGCCTGTCCCCCGACCCCGGTGTTGAGGCCGTTGGCCGCGGCGTATTCGTTGAACGCCTGCTGCTGGATGGCCGCCTGTGCCGCCGCCTGATTGCGGGCGCTGGCATACTGCGGCGCGATGGAAGCCTGCGTGCGGTCCAGCCCGGCCAGATTCTTTTCGTAAGCCGCCCGCAGCTCGGCCAGGGCAGCTTCCTGCTGATACCGGTTCATGGCCTCGATGTAGTCAGAGTAGTCGTTAATGCCGTAGCCGCTCAGGCTGCCCGCCGTACCGCCCGTCCCGGTTCCCACTGTCGTGGGCAGGGCAGCAGATTGCCCGTTCCCCGCCCCGGTAAAGGGAACTGTCTGACCCGCCGTCCCGGTCGGATTGGGCACGAGCTGCCCCGTAACCGGGTCCCGCGTCACGCCGGTGCCCGCGTTCAGCCCCACGCCGTAGCTCTGCCCGTACAGGGCGCTCTCCGGGTCGTAGAGCAGGCCGTTGTTCTTGTACTCCCGGATAAACCGGTTGACCTCGGTGTTCATGTTGAACGCGCCCATGTTGTTGTACTGCTTCTGAAGGGCCGCGTAATCCACGCCAACGTCCCCGCCGTCCACCGCACGGCCGTTTCGGATGTTGTTCACAAACATGTCGATGGCCACGCCCACGTCCATGCCGGTGTTCCGCGCCAGCTGCACAATGTTGGGCAGATAGTCCTCCAGCCGGATCGTGTTCCCCGCCGCCTCCGCCGCGTCCAGGTTCCGCTCGTTGGTGGCCATGGTGCCCAGGTAGAGGTTCCCCACCCCCCTCAGGTCGTTATTCGCGTAATATTGCTGGTACTGCCCCCCGGCCACCCTGTTGATGTCCTCCGTGGCGTACTGCTCCTGCTGCCCGGCGGCGCGGCGGATGGCATTCGCCCGGTCATTGGCCAGCTGCATCCCAGCCGCATCCCCGCGGGCTTTGGCGTCGTTGTAATCCCGGCTGTAATCGGCAATGGTCTTCCCATAGCTGTCCGTGCCCGCCTGCGTGTACGAAGGCACACCGGAGGTTCCAACACTCAGCGGTGTGAGCTGCGGCGTCTGCCCCGGCTTGCTGATCCCGATGTCCGGTTTCAACGGCGTGGGATACGCAGGCTTTTGGACGGGCCTGCTACCGGAGTAGCCCCCGTCGTCATACCGGCCCGGATTGGACACCATGCCGGACGTGCCGCCGGACTGCACCCTTGCGATATCATTGCTGGCCACCTGAGCCGCCTGCCCCTGCGCGGTGCGGATGGCGTTGGCCCCATCGTTGGCCGCCTTCATCCCGGCGGCGTCCCCGCGGGCGGCTGCGGCGGCGTAGTCCTTCTTGTAGTCGTCGATCGTCTTGCTCGGTGCCGCCGTCGGCGTGTAACGCTCGTCCGCCGTGCCGTTGCGGCGGTCATAGCTGCTCTGGCTCCCGCTGCCGGACACGGTGGACGAGTTGGTCTTCTTTTTCAGGGGGTAGTCTCCGTAAACAATCGCCATAACCGGCTCCTTTCCGTAAAAAAAGAGGACGCCGCGCCGTACCGGCACAGCGCCCCCAATACTCTATTCCTGCGTTTTCGCCCCGTCGCCCTTGTCCCGCATGGCTTCCAGGGCGTTTTTGATAAAGGCCGGGTACGGTACCCCCATCAGCGCGGTGTTCTCCAGGATGGACAGCCCCTCGTTGCCGATGAAGAACAGGCAAACGGCAGTTCGGATGTAGGCGGCACCGGTCAGGCAATCCAGCATGGTGGCTACCCACACCAGCATCAAAATCATACATTTGCGCACGAGGCCCTTAAAGCCCGCCCGGCTCTCCAATGCCCCGGTCTCACTCTTGCCGGAGCGCTTGAACACCCCGGCCACGATCAGGCCGGTCACGTAGTCCGCCGCCATCAGCCCGATGAGCACCTGCAAGGCGGCATCCCACCCTCCCAAAGCATTTGCAACAAACGTCCCGAACGCGGCCAGGGCAGCCAGCACGGCGTTTTTGATGTGTACAACGTTCTCCATCATGTGCCCTCCTCACGCGTCGATATGGTGGATACCATATTCCTCCGCGCAGACGTGCTCAATTTTGCATCCTCTGGCCTCGTTCCATCCGGGAGCAAAATAGGCTATATCCGCCTTTGCCAGCAGTTTCAGGCTCTCGCCAAGGTATTCCAGGGCATGGCTCATATCAGAGGTGCCGAAGAAGCTGTCGATGACCTCCACCTCTTCACCCAGCGCGTCCCGTGCCGACTGCACAGCATCTGCCCGCTCTGCCAGGATTTCTTCGTCTGTTTTGCCTCTCATAGGCTGGGAAATAAATAGTTTTTTCATACGCCCTCCATCGCCTTGGCCAGCTTGACCAGCAGCTCATCGCCCCAGCGGTAGCTCCACAGGTAATCGATGGTGGTATCGCTCAGACCGGCCTTGGATTTCAATATGCTCTTGGCTTCTTCTGTCGTCATTGCGGTCTCCTTTTCCTTGTACAGCGGCATGGTTGGCGGGTACTGCCCGGCCAGGATCATGCTGCCGGTGTATTTCCCGCCGCCGCTCCATTGCAGATGCGGGCGGTCGGGAAAGGACTTCCACCGCCCGCCCCACTCGAAGCCGACCCGCTCCCCAAGCTCCCCGGCCCGCTGGAAAAACGCCGGGTCGGAGTATTCCTGCCCCTTGACGTTCTTACAGAAATCGAAGGCCAGCCCCACGCCCTGGGCGTGGAAGGTAGGCACACGCCCCTTGCTGGTCCCGTTCCGGTAGCAGTATTCCTGGTACGCCCGGTCCCGGACCGTGCCGGTGATGCAGACCGCAAGGCCCGCATCCCGGCACAGCTGCATCCAGACCCGGCAGTTGGCCGCCACGTCCGCGCGCAGGTCGTCGATGTCCCGGCTGTTAAGCATCGCGCTTGCCGGGCTTGTCCCCGCTGATGGGTCCGGGGTCGCTCGCGCCCTCCATCAGCTTGACCATGGCGTCGTAGTCCTTGGCTGCCCAGAGGGCGCACAGGGCCTTGTAGTTGCCCCGCATGGTGCGCAGCCAGGCATTGAGGCCGTCGTTAGCGGCCTTGCGCTCTGCCTCATCCATAGCGGAATACGCCTTGCCGATGCGGGGCCAGTCCACCTGATGGGCGATGGGCAGCTCGGCCATGGCGTTGACCTCGCGGCCCTCGCGGATGTTCTGCATGCACCGGTCTGCGGCCACGCCGAGGTCGCAGTTGTTGGCTTCCCCAACAGCAAAGATGGCGGGGGTCAGGAGGTTGAAGTTGATGGTGTTTTTCATGATGATCTCCCTTTCTTTTTTCGCCGCCCAACGGCGGTCTTTTGCTGCCTATAAAAAACAGCCCCGTCCTGCCGGTTGACAAGACGGGGCCGTGTGGTATAATGTCCGTAGAAGGGCGCTGTTGCATGACGGTTAGCCCCAAGACGTTAGCTAAACGGATGAACCGCTAGCCGCTCGGATGCCGCCGGGCGGCTAGCACGCTTTTATGGAGAGTATGTAGGCCAGACCGGCCAGACACACGCAAAACCTCAGAAATTGCTTTCCTCGGTGCCCCATATCCGCATCACCCCCTTTCGCAAGGGAGTGGCTAACCGCCATTCTGCAACAGCGCCACGGCCATTATAGCCTCAAGCGCCGTATCCTGTCAATTCCCGCCGCCCGCACTGGGCGGCGTTTTTTAATTAAAACTGCATCCTATATCGTTTAAGCGATAATAGCGTATTGTAACTTATGGTATAGGTTCCGGATTTGGAAAACCCGTATCCGGAAAGCGTACCTGCGTTCCTGCAAAACATGATCAGCAGGTATCTGTCGGTATCGGCGATATAAATTGAGTCTGAATAATATTGATATGATGTAGACTCACGCGACAGGTCCATCGCAGTTCCATTGCCGGAAAGTGTATAAGTTCCCTGCGCAAGGCCATTCGCTGTGCTTCCGGCATCTACCAGCGGGATAACCGATTTCCCGCCTCCCACCAGGATCGGATTGAAGATCGGCATCACTGCACCTCCTGGACCAGGACGTTGTAGGTCAGGTCAGCGGTCGGAACTTCGGAACATGTGAAGGTAAGACTGTCTGCGGCCTGTGCGGTACAGCGCACTCCGGCGGTTCCTGCCGCTTCCCAGCTGGCCGGTGCAGGGGACGGCGTTACGGCGTTTGTGGCGGTCACACCGGTCGCCGTCACCGTCTGTGTCTTGGCGGACGCATCCCAACCGGAGGCTGGAATGGGGATTTGGAGCGTCTTCGGCTTTCCAAATGAACCAGGAACCACAAGCGAATTAAAAACCGGCATCACTATACCTCCTGAATTAAAACGTTGTAGTTCAAATCTTTGGATGGAATGCTATCGCAATAGAACGATAAAAAATTTGTGGATTGGGCGAGACACCTCACGTTTGCGTTCATGGCAGCGTCAATACTTGTTGGAGCTGGAGCGACAATAATTATATTGCTGGTAGACACTCCACTCACAGTTGGGTTGTACAAGAAGCCATCCCCAGCTGGGCTCCAAGCTGACATTGGAAGTAGGACAGAGGCGCTAATCGGCTTTGCCGCTGACACATCCACATACTCCTTGCTGGCCGCCATGTCCGGCTCGGTGGGGAGGTGGATACCGCGCAGGGTGCTGGGCTGGAAGGCGGATACCCCGTCCTGCCGGTAGCCGAAATCCATCGTGGCAAAGTCCACACCATCCTGTGCGCTGACGATTACATCCCCGGTGATCGTGCCGCCGCTTTTGGCCAGCTTGGTGTCCGCATACTGCTTCGTGGCGGCGTGCAGGTTCGCGGTCGGATTGCCTGCCAGGGTCAGCGCGCCGGTCATGGTTCCGCCGGACGTAGGCAGTGCGCCGATATCCTCCGCCGCAAGCAGTTCGGCGTAATACTGGCATCCATCTTCAAACATTTCGAATACACGAGTGCCGTATTTGGTATTACTGAAAAATGAGACTTGTAGGCAGTCTGTAATTTGGTTAACGTAGCCCAGTTGTAACTGATCGTACGCCGTTCCGTATTGCGTCGTAATCGGCGTACGGGCGATCACACTCCGGCCAGCATTGACCGCAGCAAAAACCTCCTCCACGGTATGATCTGCCGTGCATGCAAAATTCCCAAAATCATCCTGCTCTCCAAGCGTAAAGGTAACGTACAGCACGTTCTTCCCGTCCGCGTAAGCAAACACGTCCTGCGCCTTGCCGGTAGGGTCATACGTAGAAGCGATCATATCGCCGCTGCCGCTCCCGGCGGGCCCCTGCGGGCCCTGGGGCCCCTGCGGGCCGGTATCCCCGGTGTCCCCCTTGGGGCCCTGTGCCCCGGTGGCCCCGGTCTCGCCCTTGTCGCCCTTCGGAATCTGGAAGGTCAGTTCAATGCCGCCCTGTGCATTCGTTCCACGGGTCACGGAAGCGCTGCTCCCGGCTGCCCCGGTGGATGCCTGCACGGTCATGTTGTTGACCTTGCCAGCCGCCGTGTTCGCCGCGGCTGTGGCGCTCTCGCTCTGGGCCTTCAGCGCTGAGAACTCGCTCACACGTGCTGTTTCGGCCCCGGCGCGGGCCTGCTCGGCGGCCGCACGGGCGCTTTCCGCGCCGACGCGGCCGGCTTCCGTGCTCACCCGGCTGCTCTCCTGGGCGGAGCGTGTGCTCTCCGCGCTCCCCCGGGCGGTCTCGGCAGCGCTCCGCGCCGCTTCCGCGTCTGCCCGTGCGCCCTCCTGCGTGGCCCGGGCGCTTTCCGCCGTGACACGCAAGCCCTCCGCACTCGCGCGGGCAGATTCTGCGCTCATCCGGGCGCTCTCGTTCGTCTGGCGCTGTGTTTCCGCCGCCGCGCGTGCCTCTTCCTCGGCTACCGTACCGCTGAGGGCGGGGAGCAGGGTATCGTTGAGGTAGGTCTTGATGGTGTTCCCAGACTCGTCAAACTTGGCCTTGAGCTGGGCCGCCGTCAACCCGCCCACGTCATTGGGCTCGTCGTCCAGCTTCTGGATGATGTCAAGATCGCTGTCCAGCCCCGGGATCACCAGGGACTGTACGACGTCAAGATCGCTGTTGAGTGGTGTAAGAGACATGGTATCCTCCCGTCACTTTACGTCTCCCGTGTACCGCACCTGAAGGTCAGCCGACAGGATGGTCGCGGTGGCGGAAGACGAGTTCGATTCAAAAATCAGCTTGTAGAAGGTGAACTTCTTGACCTTCATCCGCACCCGGATCACCTGCGGCTTCCGGTTGGTCCCGAACGACCAGTGCGCGAAGTTGGCATGGCTGAGCGTCACAAGGCCGGACGCCACGATCTTGCCCACATAGTTGGATTTGACGTTGGACTCGGCCTTCATGGTCACGATGGCCTGCCCCTCCGGCTTGATGGAGACCCATACGTTGGAGGAATACTTGCGCTTCCAGTCCTGCCCGAAGTCCATGGAGCCGGACTCCCAATAGGCGTCGATGGGCGCGAGGTCGTCGTTCCGGTAGTCCCGGGACAGATGCATGATGCGCCCGTCCGGCGTCCCGAAGTAGATCTCCCCGTCCACCTCCGCCATGCCCCGCACGGGGAAGTGGTCGTAATAATACCAGGTGTCGTTGGCATAGTTGTGTACCAGCGCCCGGTCGCCGTAAAGCACGTAATACTCCTGCCGCCCCTCGTCGTCGAAGGTACGGGCCCCGGTCAGGTCGAAGTCGGTCAGGGTGGCCTCCACCCGGTCGCTCAGGCGCTTTGCGTTGCGCTCGTCGCGGGTGGAGTTCACGGTCAGCGCCCACTCGTATACGCCGCGCCCGTGGAGCGTCCTGGGGTTGTTGTCCACCAGCCGGGCCTGTCCCGGCGCGGCGCAGCCGATCTCCCGGTTGAGGGAGCTGGTGTAGAACGCCGCCGTCACACGCCCGTCCGCCAGCGTGACAGTGGAATACTGGCAGGCGTAGGCGGAGCCGGTCTTGAACACCAGCATCCGGTCGTAGTGGCGGATCATGGCGGTAATGGGCGTGTTGGCGGAGTCCACTGCCATCACGTTCAGGTCGGGGAAATATTCCGCCGTTGGGCTTCCCGCGCTGTCCAGGCCGCTGTAGACGGCCTGATTGGTGCCGTCCCCGTACAGGAACACCCGGCTGTCCGAAGCGCCGTTGTACAGCTCCGCAAAGCGCATGGCCGTCACGCCGCTCCGGTTCCCGTCCCCCTTCCGCCAGGTGATGGTGACGGTGTTGGTACCCTTGGCGGGCGCAGAGGCGAAGGTGACCTTTCCCGCGGCGGTATCCGCCGTCCAGGTGACGTCCGTCCCTTCTACGGAAAGGACCTCGTCGATCCCGGTCTCCACCAGCATGAACTCGGTCGCCGTCCCGTCCGGGGAAAACTGCTGCCTGCGCTTTCCGGTCAGCTTGTTCACGCTCTCCAGAAGCGTCCCTCCGCCGGAGGGCGCGGTCGCCGTGGCCACAATGGGCACGTACCCCTCCACCGCCGCCACGCTGCCCGTCCCGGTCCAGCAGTAATACTCCGACCCGGTCAGCAGATAGACCTTTTTTGCAAAGCCGAACAGGAAGGTCTCCGCGTCGGTGATCTCCCCCAGGTCCGTCTTGGTCCATGCAGACGCATCCACATCCCACAGATGCCCGCCGCAGGCGCACAAAAGGTGGAACACACCGGCTACATGCCCCGCCCAAAGCCCGCGCACCGGGTGAGCCGTCCCATCCTCACCGGTTGCGGCCAGCGTCACCTTCGCGCCGTAGCCCGGGCGGATCTGCAGGTGGTTTTCCCGCGTGATGCGGAAGTTGCGCATCTCGGCGGCCTCGCCGGTCTTCAGGCCGGTGTCCCCGTCGGGCGACTCGTTCAGCCCCAGCCATTTTTTGATCTGCAGGATCTTGGCGTCGTCGCTGACGTCGATCTTTGCCATACTACCACCTCGCAAACCGGCCCATGCCGATGCCGCCGTACAGGTCTTCGATGGCCTCGCTCCCGGCTGGGATGGAGCGGTGCGCCTCGTCCAGCAGCTCCTCGTAGCGCTGGTTGAAGTAGGCCGCCATTTTCGTGTTCTCGTCCAGCAGCAGGTGGGCCGCCAGCCCGTAGGGCATCACGCCCTGGCAGATGCCGTCGTCCAGCCCGATGGGCGTCGTAAAATCCGTGATCAGCGGGCAGACGGGCCGTTTCCCCGGCTCCGATACGGTGTAGGTGTCCGAGGCCGGAAAGCACTCCACCCGCAGTATGTTCAGGATGGCAAGGGTGCGGTTCTTGTACTCCCTGGTGTCCGCCGTATCCACCGCCCCGGTGCTCTCGTTGGCCTCGTCCATCAGGTGGATGGCAAGCTCAAACACCTGCATCGCCGTTGTCGCCATAGTTCGGCCTCCTTCACAAACCGGAAATCGAATTTTTGTTCGATTATCCGGTTGAAATCGTACATTCGTTCTGGTAAAATCACCTTACAGGAGGTGACCCTCACCATGCGTCCATTTTATTTGCACATCTATCCTATCTGGTGCCTTATGAGCGCACTCCGACGCAGAAGGCGCAGGTCCAGGGACCGGAACCTTGAGCGGATCCTTCAGAAAAAACTGGACTATTTGGAGTCCTGCAAGCGCAGCGGCGTCTCGCCGTATGACGGTCTGGATGAGGCACTGAACAATTTCTATCAGAAAAAATTGGGGTAGGGCTCGGAGTTTGGCCCTACCCCGATGACGTTTAGACCGTGAACTCCGTCACGCCGGAGTTCAGCATCCCGGTCTTGGCCGCGTAGGCCTTGATGACGGTGCCGGAGGCAAGGCCGGACAGCGCCTCCGAATAGGTCTGCGCGGTGCCGGAGGTCTTGGGGTCGGTGCCGTCGGTGGTGTACTTGATGCTGGTCGCGTTGGCGGAGGTGATGGTCCAGGTGCTGGAGCTCTTGGCGATGACGGGGTTGGCCTGGGCGCTGGCGGCCGCCACGTCCACATACAGGCCGTTGGCCTTGGTGCCGATCACAAAGGCGTCGTGCATAAAGCGGCACTCGGCCACATCGCCGTCGATGCCAACAGGGTCTCTCTGCACCCGCAGGGTCTTGAGCTTCATGGGGTCCACAGTGGCGTTCTTGTACTTGATGAAGAAGTTGACCCCGGCGGGGAAGTACACGTCGGGCACCCGGACGATCTTCATGCCGTCCAGTTCACCCACCACGCCGTTGCCAACGCTCTTGCCGCCCAGCTTGTCGATGCCGACAATCTCGGAGGCCAGCTTGACCTTGATGTACAGGCTCTCCTTGATGAACAGGGTGCGGTTGGTCAGGGGCACAAGCTTGTTGCTCATAGCTGCAGTGCCGTCCATGACCTTCTCCACGATGTTGGCCTTGGTCAGATCTGCGCTCTCCGCAGTTACCAGGCCGGCCCCGTTCATCCATTTGGAGAAGCGGTACTTGTCGATCAGGGGGGTGGCCTGCTCGTCCCAGTTCATGCGCAGGCGCTTGGTCACCTGCTTGATGTTGAGCTGCTCGGCGTCGTTGCCCGCGTCCACGGAGAAGGTGAAGCTCTTGTCCTGGGTCATGGTCATCTCCTGCACCGTGTCGCCCAGCTCGGTCAGGCTGCCGAAGCGGGTGGAGCCGGAGCGGGTGTAGTCGCCCACGGGCACGGAGTCCACGGAGTAGATCTTGATGCTCTTCACGCCGGAGAAGTCATAGCTTTTCCCGGCGTATGCGTCGGTCAGGGAGCGCTGGGTAAAGCGCTCGGCCACCTTATCGGAAAATTTGCTTGCAAGATTGATTGCCATAGGTTATCCTTTCTGACTTTTAGTCGTCCTCATTCCACCAGCGGTCGATGTCGTCCTTCTTGTCCCCGCCTGCGGGGTCGGACAGGCTGCCGGTGGTGCGCTGCTGGTTCTTCCGGTTCTGTCGCTCGGCGGCCAGCTCCGCCTCGAGCTGCCGGTTGCGGTGCATGGTGTAGGCGCTGACCAGGCTCTCGCCCTGGGCCACCTTCTCCCACACCTCTTTGGGGATTTCCGTGGTCTTCACGCCGGGGTAAGCGCCCAGGAAGGCGGCAAAGTCCTTCCGCTGCGCCTCCTGCCGCTGCCGGGCCTGATCGGCTTCGGCTTCCTGCTGCCTCCGCGCGGCCGCGGCCTCTGCGTTCTGCCGCTGCAGCGCGGCCTGCTGTTTTTCCACGGCGATCTGCGCGTTTGCGGTCTGCTCGTTGATCCCCTGCGACATCAGCTCCCGCCTGCGGCAGTAGTCCAGATAGTCCCCAACGGTCATTCCGTTGCGCTGGGCGTAGCTGCGGACCAGCTCCAGCGCCGGGTCGGCCTCCTGCCGGTACTGGAGCAGCTGATCCCGCTCCTGACGCACCGTATCGTAGTCCCGGCCCTTCTGGGCCAGGGCCACCATCTCGTCCTGCGTCACCTGAAGCTGTTCTCCCCGGTACTTCAGCGTGAAGAGCTGGGGCTGGTCTGCCATTTCCTCTTCCGCGCTCTGCTCCGGGGGCGTTTCGGTTTCCGGGGCCGCAGGCTGGTCTGCCTGCTGCTTCGCGTCTTCCGGCTGGTCTGCCGTCTCGTGCGCCCCGTCCTCCACCATTGCGTCCTCCCCTTCGGCCCAGGCGGCCTCCAGCTCGGCGTCGTCAAAGGTGTTGGCAGTCGTCGTTTCGTCCATAAAAAGCTCCTTCCCCGCCTGGTCTGGCGGTTGGTATCATAACCGGCTGGTCTGCCGGAGGGATTCGCCGTCCTGCTGCGTTTGGGTCAAAATGCCTGCTGCATCTTCCGGTTCAGGATGCTGTGCCCGGCCTGCAGCGCCGGGTCGTATGCCTCCCCCTCGCCCGTCATGGGGCCGGGAGCGCCGCCGGAGGGCGCCATACCCATCTGACGGGCCTGCCGCAGCTCGTCCAGCAGCTCCAGCTGTTTGGCGATGTAGCCGTTCGGCATCCGTTCCAGATACTGCTCGATGGTGATCTTGTCGGCCATCAGCAGGTTGTCCAGGGTGTTGACCTGGGCGATCTCGCTCCAATAGGCGCTCGCGCCAACATCCAGCTTGAGGGAGAGGGGCAGCGCCTCCAGCTGCCCGGAGAAGTCGAACAGCTGCGGCTGCTCCGCCGCGCCCCGGGCGATCCCGAGTTCGGCCATGGCCTGTTCCTCCGCCTGTGTGGGCGGCAGCTCCACATAGCGCGTACCGTAGTAGACCCGCATCAGGTCCAGCCAGATCAGACCAAGGTCCTCCAGCGCCTGGTACAGGTCCTGCTTCACCATCTCCATGGGCACGGAGGAGGACTTCTGCAGCGCGATGATGGCGCTGGTGTTGTCCGGCTTGACGTTGCCCAGGGCGGCGTCGGTGGCCCCCATGCACTCCTTGGTGGTGGAGATCGTCAGGTCGATAAACTGGCTCACCTGGGGGGAGATCACCGCCGGGTCCATAACCTTGGCCACATCGTTCAGGCCCCGGTCGCCCGGATTCACCGGGATGGCCGCGCCCACGCGGGAATCCCATTTGTCCACCCGGCTCTTGTCGTACAGGATCTTCGGGTACGCAGTGGTCATCTGGGACAGATAGGTCATTGCGAACATCTTGTTGACAAAAATCTGGTTCGGGATCAGCCCGGTCACCGCCGCCTGCCCGTGGTAGCAGTTGCGCACCGCGTCCCAGCTCAGCCACACGATGGGGTAGCGCTTCTGCCCGGTGTCCCATTCCGGGCGCACCACCGCGTCCCGCACGGTCTTGACCGCCCGTACCGTCCCGCTCCCGCGGTCCTTCCACAGCCGCATCAGCGTGGTCACCTTCCCGTCGGTCATGGCGTCAAAGCGGTCGTTGGCCTCGTCGTTGTCCGGCTTGACGGCCTCCGGGTCCTGCCCGTTGGCCTCCGCCTCCCGGCGCACGTCCTCCAGCAGCTCCCGCCGGGAGAGCAGCAGGTACGGCTGGCTCTGCACCTCCCGGTCGTTCGGGTTGCCGAAGATCACCCGCGTGTTCTCCAGCAGCTGCACGCGGATGGCGCCCTGCGCGGCCTGCCCGGTCACCACCTCCGGGTCGAACCAGCTGTAGATGCAGCCGTCCCCGTCCACGGCGGCGTTGCGCATAAAGCCGCGCACCGTCCGTCCGATCTTGTTCTGCTCGAACAGGGCCTCGAACTGTGCGTTGATGATGCGGCATACCCGCTCCACATCCCCCGACGCCGTCTGCCCGCTGGAGGGGAGCGGAGACGCGGCCAGCTTCAGGTTGTCGGTGGCCACGCTGGCCACCAGGAACAGCACGATCCGCCGGATGAAATCAAACACCGGCGTGGGCAGCCCGTTGGAGACCACGCCCTCCCATTGTTTCCCAATATAGAAATTCTCGTTGTTCTCCACCGTGTCGTACAGGTTCAGCTGGGTCTTGAAGTCGATGCCCTTCTCGTATTCCTTCCAGACCCGTGCCGGGTCCACCTTCTTCGGCCCCATCAGCGCTCACGCCCCCTTCCCGGCTGGTAGCCCAGAATGCTGTGGATGCCCTGCTGCAGCCGCTTGTCCTCCAGCGCGCGTGCATCGTCCTCGTCCGGCCCTGCGCTGATGCGCTCTGCCAGTGCGTCCACACGGGCGTTCAGGCGGTCCTGCTTCCGCTCGATGCGCTCCAGCGCGTCGAGGATGCGTTTGAATACCATGCTCAGCCTCCGATCATGAATGTGTCGTAGTCGATCCCCTCGTCCCAGTCGTCCTGCTCCGGCTCCTCCGGCTCCTGCCGGTCCCGGAAGGCGCTCCAGCGCAGCGTCTGACAGAGGTAGCGCATCTGGTCCATGCTGTGGTCGTGCTCCTTGAGCGGCGCGTCCTCCTGCTTGTCCTCGTCCCAGCGGTAGGCCGCAAACTCCTCCAGCGTCTTTACGCAGCTCGTGTGGAAGCGCAGCCGCCCGGCGGCCAGCAGCGCCCCGGTAAAGCGGATGCCGTCCAGCACGCGGTTATTGGCGTCCATCACGTGGAAGCGCCCGTGCCGCCGGATGCACTCCTTGAAGCTGGCGGCGGACGGGTCGATGAGGATGCACTTCACCGGCGTGCCGCCCGCGAACTCCTCCAGGTCCCGGTAATACTCCTCGTCGGTCTTCTGGCGGCCCTCGGCGCGGCTGTCGTGGTAGTATTCGCGCTCCATGACCGCCCCGCCGTCCGCAATGCGCCACAGCCCCATGGCGGTCGGGTTGATGGTCCCGTAGTCGATGGCGATGTAATACTCCCCCGGCCCGCCCCGCTCACTGGTCACGTGCCTGGCGCGGTCGAACATCGGGTAAATAAGCCCCTCGGCCAGGCACCATTCGCCCAAAATGTAGCGGTCGTAAAATACGCCGGAGTACAGCGCCTTTGTCCGCTCGATCATCTCCCGCGTCAGCACCGGGTTGTCCTCCAAAAGGAAGTGCAGGTGCCGCACGCCGCTCCTTGGCGTTTTGATCCACTCCTGGTAGAAATAATGCCCCGGGCTTTCCGGGTTGCAGTTGAACCAGTATTTGGGCCGCTCACAGGCGATGGCGCGGGCCATGGCCTGCTCCACAAAAGACCGGGGCATCAGGGCCACCTCGTCGAAGAGCACGCCCGCCAGCGTGATGCCCTGGATGAGCATGTAGGAGGACTCGTCCTTTCCGCCGAAGAGGTAAAACCAGTTGACCTTCCCGCCGCAGCGCACGGTCAGGACCCGCGTGCTGACCTTGTAGTGCATGGAGTACGGCAGATCCGCGATCTGCTGGAGGGGCTGCAGCACGTTGCGCTCAGCGGACTGCACCGTCTTCCCGCAGATGCCGAAGTTGGTCCGGTCAAAGCGCTCCATGGCCCAGATCACAAAGGCGGCCACCATTACCGTCGTCTTCCCGCTGCGCACCGCCCCGTCGCAGATCAGCGCGTAGTCGTCCGACAAAACAAAATCCAGGATCTGCGCCTGTTTTTCCGACAGATGCTCAATTTGCATGGCGTCTCTCCCGGATCGCCGCGATCAATGCGCTGTGTGCGCCGGCCTGTGCGGTGTTCCCGTTCTCCTGCGGGTCGCTGCGCCATTTGCCCGGCCTGCGGTTCTTCAGCCAGAAGATGATTGCCGTGGTGTCCGGGATCACCTGCTTGACCGTCTGGATGACCTTCTTCCCGTCCTTCTCGCTGATCTCTATCCGTTCTTCCGTGTATTCGTAGCCAAGCGCCCGTTTCAGCAGGGCGTTTTCCACTTGGATGTCCACAACTTCCTTGCCCTTTTTTAGGGCCTCCGAAATCTCAGGATACTTGTTCTTCCAGTCATACAGCGTCGCCGGGGTAATGCCCATTTTTTCAGCCAGCTGCTCGTCCGTCAGCCCGTCGCGGGCCCATCCCTCCAGTAACAGGAGCCCATCTGGTTCCAGCCACCTCCGGTACTTTCCTTTCGCCACAATCGGCTCACCACCTTTCGGGTAAAACAAAGAGCCGCCCCGCCGTAGCGTTGCAGCTCTTGGAATGATTGGTGCCGCCTCCAGCCTCATGCGGCGAGGAGCGGCATATGGCGGACAGTAGGTTGTCCAGCCGCCCATTGGCATT